TTAGTACCTACTACGCCCTGTACAAAATCAAGAGCAATCTGTGAATTAGCAGATGCAGAACTATCTCCGTATGACCCACGGAGTGTAATCATACTTAATGTCGTAAAATCTATCTTCTGCGACATCCACTCCTTGAGCGGAATGACCCCTGTGGGAAAGGCGATAAGCGAAGCGGAATACAACCAGAACCCTGTCTTTTGTTCGGTTTTCTTAATGTCTTAAAATAGATATTGTGCGACATTAAAAGGGGGTAAATCCTGCTATGGTATAATAGAAGTAACGAAAGGAAAAACAAAAATGGAAGATATAATCGCAAAAATACCGCTACATCAAGCCAGAGAAGAATCAGATGCTTTTATAGATGCCCAAGATATTGTTGAGCCTTCTACTCAAAGGCCACAACACCACGGTGAAAGAGCAGATTCTATGTGTAATGATGTATGCAAGATGTGCGGACAGAAGCACAAAAAAGGCGAGATGTGCGTTCCTCAAGCAGGAGAGAAGGAGCGTATGGCCGGCAACATTGAAGGCATCGCTACTGCTATTATGGAAGCCCTTGATGCCGTAGATGCAGATGAGAACACTCGCATCTCAAGCATTATGATAGAGATTGGTTTAGAATAACCATATGTGTTATAATTAAAATATAATAAAGAAAGGAGTTCAACTATGGATGAACCTACATTAGCCCAAGATGAACAAGTTCTTGGCGACTTAACCGATATGGGGAAAGGAGAGGAAAATGAGTAATTCTGCATTAGTAACCGTAAGAGTTCCTGCTCACCCATCAAACTACACTAAAGGTAGGAATACTAAAATAACTGATATTACGATTCACCATATGGCAGGTGTGTTATCTGCTGAACAATGTGGTGGCATTTTTGCTCGTGCTGGCAGAAATGGTTCTTCACACTATGGCATCGGTAATGGCGGTGAAATCGGGCAATATGTTGATGAAAGCGACACCGCTTGGACTAACTCTGATTGGCCTTCTAACTGCCGTTCAGTAACGATTGAAACTTCCAACTGTGCAACTGGAGGCGATTGGCCGGTAGGTGATGCCGCCTATAATTCTTTGATTAAACTCGTAGCAGACATCGCTAAAAGGAATGGACTTGGTACTTTGGTAGCAGGACAGAACCTAACTTGGCACTCAATGTTTGCGGCCACTACTTGTCCGGGGGATTATCTCCGTGCGAGAATCTCTGATATTGCGGCTCAAGCAAACAAAATCAACGGGGGTAGCCCTGCTCCTGCTCCAACCCCATCTGGTGATTTTAAGGTTGGTGATAAAGTATTGCCTATTAACTATGTTGATTACAACGGTACTCCACTTATTAAAACTCGTGATTATTACACCATCTCCGAGATTAACGGTGATAGGGCAGTTCTAGTAAGTGATGGCGTGGTGTATGCCGCTGTTAATACTAACAACTTAAAGAAGGTAGATGCTCCTGCACCTGCTCCTGCTCCACAACCAGAAGGATTTAAGGTTGGCGATGTAGTAGTACCTATTCGTTTAGTTGACTATAATGGTACTCCATTGGTACAGTATGATGATACTTACACCATTTCTGAACTCAATGGCGACAGAGCAGTATTGACCGCTCGTGGTGCTGTTTGGGCGGCTATGAATACCAAAGATATTAGAAAGGCCTAATATGTTTGAAGGAAAGTTTTTACCATCTTGGTTATATGAATGTTTAAGGTGGGTAGTATCTATCGTGCTACCTGCCACCGCTACCCTACTTGCGGCACTCAATGCGGCTTGGGGATGGGGATGGCCGATTGAGGCTATTCTTGCTACATTCTCTGCTGTTGAAACATTCTTGGGTGCTGTATTCTTGGGTGCTAAAATTGCAAGTGATAAGGAGTAATTATGGCTAGAAAGAAAAAGCAGGTAGAACCTGCCAAGCAGGAAGCACCTGCTGAAACCTACGGCAAATCTCTAGCAGAGATTAAAGCCGAAGCCCTTAAACCAAAACAGGGCGTAAAGATGATTACATCATAAATACTGTGTGATTATCTAATAAGCGTGGAGGCCTCAAAAGCCTCTGCGTTTTTTCATCATACACACCATACAACCTACTAACTCTTATCAACTCATCGTACTTCTCTTTATACTTTTCGGCAATTTCTATCAAGTCCTCTGGGGTGTATTTCACAGTCTTGGAGCGTAGGCTTCGCATCTCTAGTATCTGGTCTTCGGTGTAGTGGCGTTTCATATAGTAGTAGTATTCTAACTGCTCACCGTGATTACAGACATTACAGGCATAGCATTGACCGTGTACGATGTCTTCATCAAATAAGAGGGCATTGGTTCTGCCGGCGATGAAGTGTCCTGCCTGTGCTTGCTTTACTGGGATTAACTTCCCACAAGTACAACAAATAAGGTTGTCTTCTTCTCCGGTGGTAGCGATAGCATCTCTCAATCGTATGTATCTACTGAAAGCCTGCCACGCTTTGTTTTTGCACGATTGTACGGTTTTCTTTTTGGTGGACATTCTCTTTGTTCTACCTCCCTAGCAGATGTGGCGTGCCAACCGTTACAATACTTACATTTGTAGATACTGCCTGTCCGCTGGTTGTGATGCCTTTTCCGCCATTTCTTTTGATATTGTGCCTGTTCGTAGGTCTTATATATAATTTTACCAGTCATTTTACATTTCTGTTTTGCCATCTTTTAAGTCCTGCCTGTACTGCCAACTTAAACTACCTTCTCGTGGGTAGTTGTAATGTTTAAGCACAATACCGGTAAAGACTTCTTTTGGGTTCTTGGAGTATAATTGCTCGCTGAATGGCTTGTCTTCGCAGTATTTCATATCGGGTACTCTGGTATCACCGAGGAACTCTCTACGCATAAACTTAACCGCACCTACCATATAGGCTTTGGTTTCTTCATTGACTTCCCATATTGTGCCATCGTTGATTTCTAAATCAAAATAGACCATATCATTCTGCCCATCTAGGTATGGCCTAAACTTCTCAAAGTCTGTTACATAGTAGTCATCACTACTCAATGATACGATGTATTCACCTTCTGCTAGGGTGAATCCCATATTCATTACAGAAGCGATGCCACCGTTTTCTTTACGCAAGATTAACGAACTCTTGTGGATGTTCTCCCTATTCTTGCTGTGCCACTCAATGATACGCTTCCACGAATCATCAGTAGAGCCATCATCTATAATGATATACTGGATGTCTTTTGCTATTGGCATACTCTCTAATGCCTTTACTACCAGCACCTCTTGGTTATAGACTGGCATTATTAAAGTGATTTTAGGCATCATCTTCTAAAACTCCCAACCACTTTGGCGATTAGTAAAAATGGTAACGATATTAAAAATACGGCCAGCGTTAGAATTACAAAGAAGTCTAACAATAGACCGATTAACGCACCTATGATTGTAAACATTTTGCTTCCTCCTTTTTTTGATAATATCTTTTTTTATTGTATTCACGCATATAAGCATTGTAGCGTTCTCTATTTTTTTCACGCCATTCTTTGTTAAGTCTGGCGTAATGCTCTTTGTGTTCTTCGTGGTATTTCTTTGAATACTCTAGCATATTCTCACGGAACGATTTATCACTACGGTACTTTTTCTTTTTATCTGCTAGGATTTCTTCACGATTCGCCTCATACTGCATCAAGGCTTGGGTCTGCTTCCGCTTCTTATTCTTCTGATAATAATCTCTACACCATTGTTTCTTTTCTTCCGAGTATGGCGTGATTTCTTTGGTTTGCTTCTGGATGACTTTTCTCTTATGTCTTCTGCAATCGGTTGATGCTAGTTGCAAATTAGCGATTAGGCCATCCAAAAGCATCCTATCTTTCGTACTTAACATCAGCCTCCTATTTCTTCTTTATTGCTTTTTTCGCACCGGAGGCCGTGTGCGTATTACGCTTTGCGTTGATTTTACGCATATTCGCCCTCGCTACTGCTAATTGCTTTTCTGACAATTTTCTAGTAGGTGTGATTTTAATCCATTTTTTAGGAACATCTACTTCGTAGCCCACGCTATATTTTCTACTGCCCTTCATCTTCTGGATTTTCCTAGCCCATACTGGGTCAGATGAATAGATATTAGCGGTGTCTTCTGCGGCGTTGAAGGTGATTACTGTTTCCTGTTCTAGCCGTGATAACCTCATATTCACTCCATAAACTCCGGTGCATCACCAGTTATATTTTTACCTCTGAACTTGTCCATCTCGTTATCTCCCTCACGGTAGATGTCAATGGCTTTTAAGAATTGTGTGTATGCCTTTTTATCAAGACCACGCAGGAATGATATTGCTATCTCCTCGTTGTCAATTTCTTTTTTTCTAAATCTCATATTACCTCCTTGATTATTATGATTAGGTATTGAGGAGAACTCAACCACCCCTCAATATGCTCCTAATAAAAGTGGGGAATGTCCTTGTAGGCATCCCCCTGTTTGTTTTTGTCGGCGAACCCTGTGCGAGGAATTAACAAGTTCTACCGAATTAAGATTTTTGTTTGAAAGTAGAGTATTTATTTGTGGAGGTTTTTGTTTCCCAAAGCCCATTTTCAAACGCTTCTACTTTTATTATAACACATTATTCTTGTGCTTCAACCGGATTGCCTCGCACTATCTCACCGGATTTGATTTTGGCTCTTACCAAGTCCAGAACCTCATTACGACCTTTGGCGTAGGCAGTCTTGGCGACTTCTTCTAACTGCCTAATTTTGCGGTCATAAATACCTTGTTGTAGTTCTGTGGCCTTTGTGAATGTATCACACTCGGCCTTAAACTTGGTAGCATATTCATTTTGGAGTTCCTCACGAATGTCGGCCTTTGCCTGCTCTAGCCTCCAGTTAAACTCCTCTATCATTCTTTTCCGAAACATTTCTTACCTCCTTGCGTTTCGCTTTAAGTTTTTCCATAATGTCTTTTGCTAACTGCGTTCTGGCTATTTCACTATTAACGAGATATAAATCCCGATGTAATTGGTCTTTAGCCTTATCAGTTAGTTCAAGCATTGAATCCCCCAGTCATCTTTGATTCATCACCATATAGGCGAAGCATTGTCTGCATCGCATTAACGCACCCTTTAGCCCACGATACTTGCGACATATAATAATCAGACTTGGCACGGAGTGAACGCTCTGCCCTTCTGATTACACCATCTCGCTCTGTTACTGATGCCTTACCATACTGCTCATATATCTCGGCAGTCTGTTTGGTAACGGCTTGGTCTGTGGCTAGTTTATGGCGGTTGACTATGATGTAGAAATAACCGTACATCGCCGTAAACTGTCCAAAGAACTTTGACAATGAAACCGGATTCTCATATAGGCGTTGCTTAATATAGGCCTCCCACATAACTGTGAGTTGCTTGTCAATACTATCTATATCAGTCTGGCCTTCTAGTGTAGGTTCTGCACCAAAGATGGCTTCCGATTTTGTTGATGTTGCTTCTATTCTTGCCATAGTAGTCCTTTGTGGGGGTGTTGCCACCCCCTAGTCCAATTAGTCGTTCTTTACATCTGGGTCATATTCAACTTTGTACTCTTTCATAGCACCGTTGTCGGTTTCTTTGAAACCAATGAACTCAATCCACACATACGAACCGACAGGGATTTGTCCAAACTTCCGGCGGATGTCTGCTTGACCCATAATCTTTTGCTTTACATCACCTTCGGTTAAGATGATATACGCATCACCTTCACCGAACTTGCTGGTGAATGTTTGATGCTCTACATAGAAACCTTCTATCTTATCACCGACAGAGATTTCCCCTTTTTTATTCCACACCTCGCTATTGTCGTAAGATGCGGTTGCTTCTTGTCTTGCCATTTTGCTTTTCCTTTCTTGGCTATGCCTTTGGCTTAATTATTATTTAGGGTGGGGGGTATTCACCTTTAGGGTATCTACCCCCATATATAGGCAAGCCTCGCAGTTATAACCTGCCTATGGACAGGATGCAGAAGGAGAAAGAAACTACACAAGAATTAGTGAAGCAAGCCTTCTGCATCCACACCGACACAGGATTTAAGACAGGGCGGTCATACATTTACCCTTGCTCTAATGAGCATCCTGTGCCTGTGTGGTAGAGGAGTTTTGGAGTAACCTCTACCCTATAAGAATAATTATTTAAGTGGGAATTATTCTGTATGAAAATGTGCTACTAATCTTATAAAGATTGTCCAAGTAGGAATTGTGCGAAGCCACCTGCTGTACTGATTGCTACACCCACGGCTTCTTCTTGGGTGCGTGCTGGCATTATACTTTCAATGTCGCCGGACTTTACTTTAACTTCGTAAAGTTTAGTCTTTTCATTCTTCTTAATGCTGGCTACAAAGTTGATTTCAATTTCTTTATTCATAGTATTTTTTCCTTTTATTAGATTTTACTTCTGCTATATGTAGTGTAAGTTCTGTAATGAACTCACGGATTTTCTTTCGTTCTGCACTTGTTAATTGAGCCGCCCACCTTCTCGCTTTACGGAGTTTCCATTCGTGGTAACTCTCATAACGGAATGGCTCATTTTGCATATATCACCCCACTCTCCCCGACATCGGCCTTCATAAACTTCTCGTATGCTTCTGGGTATTGTCGTTGGATGTAAGTATTCACATCATCTTCGGACAGTTTTTCTAATTCGCTGAATGAATTATACTTGCCCTTCTGCCAAGCCTCGTATGGAATATAACACGGCAGGCGGTGTTCCGCAAACGCAGTATAGATTGAATCTATGCGTTGGTCTAACTCATCTACATAATCCTCTGCTTGTATCTCAAACGATGATACACGGTAGTCATCTGCATTTACATAGTGGATTATACAGCGTGGCATTATACCGGTTTCTTTGTCATAAGACATAGCATAGAGTGCGACCTGTAAACAATGGGAATGGTCTGGCTCTGCTTCCTGGTTCTTCCGCATACCAGTTCCACAAACTCTGTCGTATTTCATTTTACTTACTGACTTGATTTCGTGGATGATAGGCATACCAACTTTAGGAAGTTCCAGTACATCTACGGAGCAGGTACAACCACGGTAGGCATCCTTCATTTCGTATTGCCAAGTTAAGTCTGAATCGCCATATTCCCAATGGCCGCCTTCACTAATCTCTACTGGCTTATTGAATACACGCACGATAAACTTCTCCTCTACATCGTGGCCTCGCATAAACTTTGCTAGTGTATAATCATCAAACTTTTTCTCAATACCTAGCATCGTTAGAATAGCCGTGAGTGTAGGCTGTGCTATTTTACTGCCGGAGATTTGTCCGGTTTCTTCGTATTCATCAGGAGTTTCCCTAATTGCTGTGTAGAGTTTCTCCTCGTAATCTTTAATATATTTCATTGGTAGTTCCTTTCATTTATTACCTACCCCTATTGTATCAAATAAACATTAGTTTGTCAATACTTTTTATTATACATTTTTAATAAAGTTTTCCACAGGGCATAAACAAAAAACTCCCGGTCTGATATTATTTTGGGAGTTCTTTGCTTAATTGCGATAGCATTGTCGCTTGTGAAAAACCATTTTAATTATACTCATACTTATAATTATTTGTCAACAATTTTCAGGGTATAGACCCCCCTTCCTTCTTCAGGGGAGAGAAGGGAGAACTAACTAAACACCTATGATTTACTAACTATTTAATACAAGGCATACTTGGTTACTAGCGAAGGGTTACATTGTTGCTAGAGGATGTAACTTCACTCATCGGGGTCTGTGCTATGAATGAGTGCTTCAGTTCCTTGTTAGCAGTCTGTCCGTTGTGGTCTGTTTACCTACCTCGGCATCAAAGATAAATCTATGTGGCAAGGTAGTCGCCGGTGGTCTGGCTTATATTCCTGTGTTTTCATCTACTCATAACCGCTTTAGCCATACGGCAAGGGATTTTTAGTTATGAGTAGGTGAAACAGCGTGGTTGTCGCATAGCAGACAGAGCCACGACTAAACACACGAATACTCCAGTTCCTCTTTTGATTAGAGAGAAAGAGAACTACACCATAGATGTTATTTGTGCTAACTGCTTTTGCCTCTTTACAAGAATCTTACTTTGATGTATTATAAAGGTAGGTAAACCAGTTATTACTTTGATGATAACAAAAAAAGTTCCGGCAGTCAAGCCGGACTTTTTTATGCTCCGTAAAAATAGAGTAGCAGGTATAACCATATAACACCTGCCACTATTGCTAACCCAACTAATATATAATTTGTTATTTTATTCCAGTCCATTTGTTATATCTTTCCTTCCAATAAATCTCTCCACCTATCTGTTGTAGGTAGTGAAATTGTTATATCTTTAGGTATGCGTTTGAAAATCTTTTCTACATCTAGGTCTGATAAATCCTGCTTAAATAGGTAGCCATTCTTACCATCTTTTATGATGGCCTCGGACTGTGCGTGGCGTAGCATTATTACTGGCTTGCCTTCTGCGAGTGCCTCATATGCTCCGTAGCAGAACGCTTCCGTTTGTGATGGCTGGACAATATAGTCTGCCACAAACACCAACTTTCTACTACCGAGTGATGGCTTTACGAATACAACTTGGGGGAATGATGCCAACCTATTCAAGATATTATTATGGTCGTATTCTTCCGGTGCGGCCACAAGCCACATAAACTCCTTGCCGGCTTTGTCAAACTCCTCAACCATCTTAACTAATTGCTTGCCACCCTTCTCCTCTGTAAGCCTAGATAGTGTTAGAAATATCAGCGGTTTTTTCTGCTTCACCACGAAGTTATCTACTACCTCGCTCTCCATACCCCATTGTTCTTTTAACTCATCACAAGCCGTTTTAGATACCGACAATGATGTATCAACAAAATCCGATTTCTTTAATACGAACCCTCGCCAGTAAGGTAGGTTTTTAACTGCCGGCCAATATGATTTCCAGCAAGCGTGGGCATAAAAACAATACACCTTCTTGGCGTGTATCTTGTCATATACACAGTCCGGTGTATCAAATAGCATACTGATTAGAATGTCGCAGTCATATGCTTCATTGTTATATTGTTTCACATTCCAATGCTTTGATAGTTCAATTAACTGGAACGCATCCGCATTACCATACAGATAAGTGATGTTATATTCTGGGAAGGTCTGGGCTACATTTTGTAGTAGTGTTTCTATTCCACCAATAGTGGCGGCGTAGCCGTGGTATAGAATAATCTTCTTGCCTTGCTTCTGATGTCTAGTTATCTCAACTACTCTACAACCCATTGAACACAGTTCTCTGGCCTCGTATTCATCATCAACAACTAACTTGCTACCACGCTTATAGTAGCCACCTTTCCACTTGATGTCTTTACTAACGGCTAGGCTGAACACTTCGCCACGCCTCGTTTAGATATTCTACCGCCTTTTGCTCCAACAAGTTTTGCTCTCTCCCTTCCGGTTAGTCCATCTTTACCAACCTTGTCAGAAGCGAAGCCACCTGTCCTGCCATTGTTCCCACCTTTTCTACCAATGTTGCGATAGAAGTTCTTGCCAAACTTTGCGTAGTTAGTATCTCTTGCTTTCCTGCCACCTTCAATAGTGCCGGCCATTTTTATTTCCTTTCCGAGATTGCTTTTACCAATCCCTTTTTACGCATTTCAAATTCGCTAATGCTTTCTATTTTATCATCAGTTATACCTGCTGTCCAGTCCATCTCTGTTTGTTTGGCTGGCTCATCCTTTGTTCTTTTAATAGGCCTGCTCTCAATACCACCATAGTATTGCCCTATCTCATTGAACCACTCATCATCGTTGGTGATACAACCGCCATCCCATTTCATCTTACCGAATGGGTATGACCTATCAACCGGCATATTCCTGCTCTTGATATGCTTTACCCAGAACGCATCCGGTGTATATTCATCATTCTCTGGGTCTGTTCTGCCAGCACACAGTAGGTTATCACAGTCATACACGATAGCACCCACGCCTGACACATCGTTCTCATCTGTTTCAAACCATTTTCTTTTATTCATAATACTATCTTTACGAAGGCTCGCTACAATTACAATAGGTATATTATGAACTAATGCTAACTCGTGGAACATTCGGCTTATCTTTGCCATCTCTCTTGCTTCCATACCTACGCCCAAGTATTGTAGGTAGTCAATAAACACGGCCTTGATACCCTGCTCACTTGCCTTCTCAAATAACTTTTTAATGTTCCGATAGTCTAGTGTCTTTGCTTTCTGAAAATACAAATCAAACTCACCATCCCAGTCATCGCTTTCTTTGCCATTATACTTGTCAATAAATATCTTCATCCTAGCACCTAACACTTCGGCTCGCATCTCTAGTGTAATAAATAATGTCGGTGCTTGTGCTGAACAAATCACAGCCATATCGCTACATAGCCACGACTTACCCACATTACTGTTGGCACAGATTAGCGTAACCTCGGCTGGCTTTAATCCGCCTATCATCTTATCAACTATATCAAGCCCAGTAGTCAATGCGTTCTTGCCGAACTGCCCATAGTCTTTCACGGTCTGCTCAATGTCTTCCTTCAAATCGTGAATACTTATCAACTCCGGGTCTTCGCTACGCTTCTCTAATTCTGTTTCTGCCTTACCCATTATATCTGCGAGTAGGGAACTGGGTAGGTCTGCTTCCCCTATCGCTTTAGCGGCGAACCTTAATCGCTTCTCCGCTTGTTCATTTTTATCTACCTCCGCCATAGCACCTATTTATCATACTCCTTTCTTAAAATTAGATTAGGTCTTTGCTTACTACCCACAGGGTATTTCGCTAGTAGTAGTATCTCACGCTCTGCTATTTTAATATCACGCTCACACGCTTTAATAACTCCGAGTGCTAGTTCTACTATCTCTTGGTCTTTATCGGTGTAGTCTTCTTTCCTAACTCTCCTTCCTATCATTCCCTTTAATGTTTCTACCAAACTATTGTTGGTGTCAATCCACTCTTGCTCTGATTGGAGTAGCATTTCTTGGTCTGCTTTTCGCTGGGCTTCACGCATCTCGGCACGCTCCGCTTCGCTTAACTCATTCCAAAACTCTAATGCCTCTCCAACCATCTAGCCTAAATCTCCGTTCTCTATCAACCTTCTAAAAGCAATAGCCCAACTCTGCCTACTCAAGTCCATTTCATCGGACATCTTTTCTTGAATAGTGGCTAGACTATCGGTAGGTTTTACCTTTCCATTTATCATAGCACGGAGTAAAGCACGCTCCTTTTTTCCGTATCGCTCTTTACCTAGTCCGAAGATGTTATTTATTTCTGGCTTGGTGTAGCCTGCTCTTATCATTATCTGTATAAGTTCGCAAGCATTATCTATCAGTCCTTTGAGATACTCGGTGGAATAAGAGTAATTCGCCTTTTCCTGTAAATCTCTGACCTGCTCCTGCCATCTTTGCTCACTTTCCATTTGCCTCCTTTCTTGGCTATCTTACGCATATAATCCGGCTGGTGATTATAAGTATCAAATTGTTTTTTAACCTCGCTTTCCATATTCATATTATACCATACTGCGAGTGCTTATCGCAACCTTTCTAATTTATCTAACGGAACGGCTCGCATACTTAACTGCTTGCCACTCCTAGTTTTCATACTCTCTATCGGGCTGGCACATACTGCTTCGTTTGTAATCTTATACTCCCCAGCATATGCTCCCTTTAATATCTGAATAGTAAAGTCTTGCCCACAAGGTATTCTATACCGTGCTATCAACACTACTCTATCGTGGTATCTTGGCTCGTTTATCTTAATCATTTTCTGCTCCTTGCCACTCGGCTGTATTATTTTCTACTTCACACTCAACCACTTCATATTCAATCCACCTAATAAAGTCATCAAGGTCATTATCATATCGGGGGTCATCGCCACCCATCGCCTTATGCCAGCGTTTGAATAAAGGTTCAATGCTATCAACTAATTCATAGTCATCGTTTGACACACGGTATCTATCGCCATCATCATTATACCCAGCCCTTGTCATCATCGGACTAAATGCGTGGTCGGAATAATCAAAGTATCTAATGATGTCATCATCATCTAAATCATACTCTGCTAGTCTATCGTTTAACCAGTTCAACTGCTCCCTATCATCTTCAATGGCGTGATATTCTTGTTCTTCAGTCCGGCTTCTTATCGCCACCTTACTTACACGCCACTCGGCTTCCCCTTTATACTTGTATTCAATATCTAATACTATCATTTTAATACCTTTCGTATAAGTTATTTTCTTCTATACAACCTTGCCAGCCATAAGCCGTGCCATCGTTCCAGCCTTCGTTGTAGCCGTTGTTATGCCCACGCTCATAAGCCAAGCCTACACCTAACACAACTGCTATAATACCTAATACTATTATCGCAACCGGTGCTATGATATTCTTTACTATCAGTTTATATCTATACATCTTATACTTCCTCCGCATATACTTTATATACTTCGCAAGTATCAGCCATCGCTCCGTAATCCATCGCCTCGTTATCAAACTCTTGCTCAAGTAATCTAATAATCTCATCTCTTATCGGCGTATTAACTGCCCAGACAAACATATCAAAAGCACTATCGCCACTTGTTATAATCTCTAAACTCTGTATATGAAACAAAGTCTTATCACCATTTTTAACTTCCATTTTATTGCTCCTTTAATTCCAACCACTCCGCAAAATCGGGGTAGTTATAATCGCCATCATCTTCGGCTGTTTCTTTATCATCTAAATACTCACAATACTTATCGTGGTATTCTTGTGCTTTCTCGCACAACTCATCAAACTCATCACGCTTACCGAGTAGCCATATACAGTCATCTACATTATCAAATCGGTAGCCTGCTCCGTTTAATGCTTCTTCTAAACTAACACTCATCTCTAATCTCCTTATAACTTAATGTTGGTCTTGAGGTATTCTTCAACCTCTAATAAGTTTTTGATATGCTCATCGCTATCTTGGTGGTCGTAAAATCTGATGTAGCCTATCGCTTCATCTATCTTATCTAACACCTCAAAAAACTCATCTTGTAAATCTTTTCTAACTTGCTTCTCCATTTCTTCTTCCGACAGAAACGGCACAAGCACCGCCGAACCATCGCTATTATACTGAACTTGTAGTCCATTATCTAATGCTTCTTGCGTTGTAGAGTAGCCAAGTTCGTTGGCTTGCTCTTGTAGTTCTAGGTTTAATGCTCCCATTTTACTCATCAAATGCTCCTCCTAAATAATAGTCATCAGCGTCCATAAAATAATCTTCTTTATAGCCTCTGACTATCACTAAATTATTATCGTTCATATATCGCCATAGTTCATCACGACTTTTGAACTCTGTTGGCTTCTTATATTTCATATGTAGTTCCTTTCCTTTATTGTTTATACCTCTATTGTATCAAACTTTCTCGCTTTTGTCAATAGTTTTTATTGACATTTTTATGCTTTCTTTCCGGCTTCCATAATATGTAAATTGCTTACAGACATCGGGTTCTCCTCTATATATACCCACTCCCAGTCTTCCTTATCTATCAGTTGTATCATCGCTACTATATCATCTATAATAACTCCGACATCTTCAACATCTCCGGCTATCGCTTGGCGTATATATTCATCGGCGGTTATCTGTAAAAATGTTTTTACATCTTCTCCGCTTGCTATCGCCTGCCCTTTATCGTTCAGCATATCAGTTATATATTGTGCTTTCATTTTATCGCTCCTTTCTTTGCTAGTTCATCTACACAATGCCAACATATCGCACAGTAATCTACACCCTCTTGCTCTATTGCTTTAATAATCGCTTGGTCTTTTTCGTTGTCATCTTGCCAATCAAAACTATCAACCCATAAAAAGTCAAGTTCACTATCGCCATAATCTCCGCACCTATCGCAAGTGTTATACCCTATCGGGAATAAAACATCATCGTGTAAATATAACTTGTGCTTATCGCAAGCCTTGCCTAACTCCTCGGCGGTTATTCTGTTATGTTCTACTTGGTCTTGTAGTAGTTCTATTATTTCTTGGCGTGTCATTTTATTGCTCCCTCTTTACTATCGTGTTATAACTTACGCCCTCGCTATCTGTTCCGGCGTATCGTGTAGTAAAATTATCATCTAAATAATCAAAAAGTTTATCTACTGCTTCCAGCATATCGGCTTTACTTATCGCCTTATCGGTAGCATATCGCATTATATAATCGCTTCGCCTATCGCCACCATAGCACCAAGTGCTTACTACCATATCAAGTAGCCGGCTCATATCTTCCGCTTCGGCTCTTGTCTTATAGGTATATGCTACCCTATCAACTCCGGCTATGCTTTCATATACAGAATATGCTTCCGGTGTTTTGTGTTCTATAACTTTATAGTTCATCTTGTATAGTTCCTTTCTTTATGGTTCGGCGGTATTGCTACCGCCTCGCCTTACATTTTGTTATAATCTCCGGCGGTTCGTGGCTCATATATAATCAAGCCCAACTGCTCCGCCTTTTCTTCTACATCAAATCTATTTTGTCCGCCTCTATAATCTGTTATACTCTCGGCGGTTCTCCGGTATATCATCGGCTCACTATCTCGCAAGTCTTCAATGTGAAAATACCACAACTGCCCGGCTTCATCTCTCGCAAATATGCTTCTGAAATTGTAGCCCTTGTTTTTCTTTTCTATGGTGTAGCCCATAGCCTTTATTGCTTCCGCTAGTTTAACCTTTTTCATCTCTTAAAATCTCCTTTAATAAATAATAATATATAATACAAATGGTAAAGCCATAGCCAAGCCAGCCAGCCCAGCACCAAGCAAGCCTGCTAATTCTTCCCTGCGTGCTTGCTTGCGTGCTTCTTCTGCTCTCCTGCGTTCTACGCTCGTTCTCATAGTTCCCCCTTGCGTTCCATAGTTTCAAGAGTGCGTGCGATTTTTGCCTTGTAAATAGTCCAGCAATAAGCCTCGCCATTTTTCCAGCGTAAATCTCCGGCTTTCGTTTCGTAAATCTCCGGCTTGTAGTCCTCGCCGTAAATCTCTTTTAATGCTTCTATAACTTGCGAGTAGTAGCAAGCAAAACAACCCCATTGAACCATTGTTTGACCTGCTCCCCAAGTCGTGCCGTTGCTCTCTCTTAATGTTTTATAATTCGCCAGCGTTTCCGCTAGTTCCTGCTTGTCCATATATTCTAAAATATGGCTCTTGAACTTATTATATTCTGCGGTTCGCATTTTCTGCTCTCCTTTCTTATAGTTTATATTGTGCGATTTTTCCGGCTTTCTTTCTTACTGCTTCCGGCGGTTCGCTTACCTTATGCTTCCATTATAGCAAACATCTTCGCTTTTGTCAATACCTTTTTTATACTTTTTTTTGTATATTCTCCGGCGGTATTCCCAAGCCTCGCCAAGTTCCCAAACTCTCATATAATATAATATATGCTACAAACTCCGGCGGGATTTTCCCAGCCTCTCGCCTTTTCTTCCTCTACCTTATAAGCAAATACAAAATAAAACAGACAGAAGACAGACAACATCGGCGACTATTCACCCAGCCACCCCTTAAACTTCGCCGATTTTCAACTTATAACTTAAACTTCACCCCTTAAAAGTCAAAACTCCCCCCTGATTTTTTGTGTGCCGTAAAATGTGCCAGAGCCACCCCCCACCCCTGTATTTTGTCCGTAGTATAGTATATATATACTTTTTTATTTGTGGGTATAGTTCCAACCGTGTATGCGTTCTAAAAGCCCTAAATAGTACATTTTGGTAGTCAAAGGTGTACCATAGTCCACCATAGTATGCTATAATAGACTTAAAAGGAGGTATATGAGTAAAACTATAAAGGTTACTGATGAGATATATGCCCGGCTGGAGGAGCAAGCCAAGCGAGGGTATAGACCAATCACTAGCCATCTTGAGTTTTTATTGGATTATTTTGAGGCCGGCGAAAAAAATAAAACGGAAAATCCTGAAAAAATCGTTTCGCCTGCGGCGAAAAATCAAAGGCCTAACGGCGAACATAGGATGGTGGCGACTGGAGATAGGGCGATGCCGGTGAGGGAGAGCCTGCCTGATGATTTAGAGGAAGCGGTGCAGACTGCTACGGATGCTAAAAATAAAATGAAACCTGAAAATGCGAAGGCGGTTTGTGATAAGCGTTGTGTAGATGAGGGTTGGTCTGATGAGCAGTATAAATATGAATACGATAACTATATTGCAGAGCAGAAAGAACGGTACGATGCCGCTGTTGTTGTTTTACGAGAACATAATGTTAATATAGGTATTTAGCATAAAAGGTATGCTATAATAAAGAAAAGGAGTATTATGGACAAATTAGAAATAAATGGTGAAATATGGGGGAGAGTGATGATGGGGAAGCAGGGTACTACCGCTACCTATCGCAAATCCATAGATGGGAAAATGATTCCAGTTAGGAAGCACGAAGTACCTAGCGAGGTTGTGGAGGCCTTTGAAGGTGTGGAAATCCCTACTGAAGATGTACACGAAATTGAGGAAAATGTGGACATTCAGAAGGAGGATGTAAACGATTTTGGCTTTAGTGGTAAAGAGCCAGAGATTGACTGGAAGGCCGCATACGAGGATGCGATAACCCATTCCACCGATAATCTCACATTAAAAGATTTAGCAGATTTAATGTACACCAAGTTCGGCGTTTACACCTGCTACCTACAAAGAGAACCAAAGCAAGATGATGTACACCCGATTACTGGTAACTTGATGAGTAACTTCACTAGAGGACAAGCAAGGCAACAGTATTTGTCCGCTGTGGCCGCTAAAACCAACTATGACCCAAATGTGATGGCAAGAATCCTAAAAAGCAGAGAATCCCATTTTGATATACAGGCACACCGTGATGCTCACCCAGAGAGGTTTGTATCGCCTGATATTGAGATGCCAGAAGAAGATAATCCTTACGCAGACAAGAAACTCACGATGAAAGAGTGGCGTGATATGAGAGCCGCCGAGAAACCAATTATGAACTCCGAGCGTGGCAGGAGAGGTGATGGTACTGATGAGGATGAACTTTATGCAGAGCCTCCGATTAACGGACACACCATCATTAGACCGTATGCTACCAACCCTATTGCTGAACGCCGATTAGCAGAAAAGAAGGCACAGCGTGAACGAGGATTCTAACCTACCAGAAAAACTTCAGAGTAAGGATTTGATGACCCTTACTGAAACAGAACTCAATTACCAGACATTGAGGGCTGGGGGGATGCCTGCTTCTAAAGCATTTGAAAAAGCCTTCCGTAACGACCCAGAATGGGAGGACTTCTTTGACAACCTGCCGAAGGGTAAAGATGGTTTAGCACAGATTAGATGGGCGGCCAGAGAATTAGACAACCGCCCAGAGATGAAGATGCTTAAACAAAAAGTCAACGAGAGGTTGGCTGATTTGTCAGTTGTGGCACTTGATACTTTAGAGGAACTGATGGTGGAATCCAAGTCTGATAAAGTCCGTGGTGATGTTGCGATTGAAGTCCTACGCCAGAATGTAGGAACTCCGGACAAGACTGATAATAATGTAAATGTGAAGGTGGTGTTTGGGAATGACCCATCTGAAATCATAGAAGGGCAAATTGTAGATGATGATAGATACTGATGAGGAGTACGAGGATGAGCGAGTCCAATACCAAAGTTATTAAACTACCGATGCCATACAAAAAGCAGAGAGAAATCCTGCTTGATAAGCACCGCTTCAAAGTGTTGAATCTAGGTAGGCGTACTGGTAAAAGTACACTAGCCGCCGAGAAAGCCTTCCTTAATGCGATTGAAACCGGTTACTCCAGCCTGATTATTTCTGATACGATGGAACACGCTCGTGATATTTACTGGAATGAAATCCTACCACAGACCATACCAGAAGTGTGGGCTACCAAGAATGAGAACCTGCTCCAGTATAAGATTAAGCCACAGAAGTTTGATTTACCTGTTGAAAAGTTCTGGGGTCGTGATATACACGCCGACTACACCGCCCAGACTAAAACCCCTCTGATAAAGTTGAAAGGTGTTGATAAGAACCCTGATGCCCTCCGTGGGGGTAAGTATGGCTTCATCGTGATAGATGAGGCGGCCTTCGCCGAGTGTGATTTGAACGATGTATTCAGGAAAGTCATACGCCCGATGGTGGCTGATACACAGGGTGAAGTGTGGATTGTTAGTACCCCTAACGGTACAATGAACCACTTCTTCACATTCGCTACACTAGCACAGAATGAACTTGAAGAAGACTGGGGGTACTTCCACGCTACCGCTCTTGATAACCCATACTTTGACCCTAAAGGTACAGGTGAGTGGGAATCTATTAAACGAGCCTATGAGAGAGCCGGCAAGATGGGAGATTGGCGACAAGAGTATATGGCCGAGTTTGCCACGCCTGAATCACTTGTCTTTCCGAACTTTGACCCGAAGATTCACATCGTTAAAGACCTGCCAGACCTTACCGACTTCTCACACTTCCTCGGTATTGACTTTGGTTGGAACGACCCATTTGCCTGTGTATTTATTGCGGTACATCCACGCACGAATACTTGGTTTATATATGATGAGATTTACGAACAGCACACCACATCTGCCGAGCGTATTCAGATGCTTAACACGAAGATGTCCGGTGATTACTTCAACTACATTGTAGGCGACTGTGCCGACCCTACCTCTATTGCTGAACTTAAAAAGGCCGGTATAAATGTCCGTGCTTCCGTGAAACATCCGGGCAAGAAGTCCGAAGAATACAATGTCATTCGTAGCCAACTTGAACTCCGAGAAACTAAAACCGTAGATGGGATTAAACTGCTACCAAAGATGTACATATCTGCCCGTTGTAAAAATTACATCAACGAGATTATGGGCTTGGCCTACAAGAAAGATAAGTGGGGAGAATTGACCGATATTGTAGATGACAGGATGCCAGACCACTTACTTGATGCCACACGCTACATCAACAGATTTATGAAGGATGGAGGCAGACCGCCTGCCAAAATCAAGCATTGTTACTCCAAGTCGGGGAGAAGGCTTGACTAAAAAATGGTATAATAAAAGGGAGGTTATATGAAACTATTAACCACAGATGATACAGCACTAGCGGCATACTTGCACCTTAAAGGCGTTAGATTCATTCACGGCACGATTAAGACCGAGGAGAAGAAACGCCGTGCCTTCGTATTTGATGAGGAGGTAGGCATCTACAAAATGATAGATGAGTTCTATTCAAGAACAGCAACGGTAACGCCTCTGGACTTCCAAGAGGCTCGCTCGCAAATCACCAAGTGGTTAAAGAATGACATAACAAACAGTATAAAAATAAAAAAGGATTAAAATATGGAAGATGAAAATAAAGAACTAATCCAAGACATAGAGCAGAGTTATGTTGAACCACAGGGCGATTCTGATGAAATAATTGAGAAACGCTCACAGTTGTGGGCTGACAGATTGTCTGATGCCGAGGGTGTACAGAAATCATTCCAGTCTAAATGGGGTGAGTGGTATGATATGATGTACGCATCTACACAGACAGATAAAATGGCTCTGTGGAAATCTAAAGCCTTCCTACCAATCTTGGCCGGTAAGGTATGGGATTTAGTATCACGCTTTGTACAATATAAACCATCGTGGGCAGTAGAGTTATACAATTTGCCTGTAAGTATGAACAGCGAGGACTTACAAGCCTACCTAACCCAAGTCTATCAGAATTACGACAAAGTAAAGATGAAGATGGACTATGACTACAACGACCCAGTTCGTAGAGTACCGATTCAAGATGAGTTCTTCTCTGTACTCGTAGATGCTATCGTTACTGGTACTGGTGTTGCTCGTGTGAACTATGAGGAAATCACCATTGAAAGCAGGGAGCATCCGCTTGATGATATGAACAATGTAGATATTACATTGGAGAATGTAACCACCACTATGCGTGGTTTTAATAACTTTGAATCAGTCAACATCTTCAACTTCTATATTGACCCATCTGCTACCGACCTTCAGACTGCTGGCTGGCTTATCGTACAGGATGTAGCGACTAAAGCAGAACTCTTGTCGCATACCGAGTACGATAAAGATGCCATTGAGAAGATTAAGTTCGGAGTGATTAACGATGACACCGCTACCTACCAGAAGTCCAAGATTCGCTACCTAAACAGCCAAGACCCATCTTCTGCTGATTCTAAAGAGAAGAAGGTACACATCCTTGATTGTTGGGATGGTGAGGCCAACACCCATACAGTATATGCGGTGAGCGAGGACAAGAAACGCTTCGTAGAACTCTTACACGAAGACAATCCTTATTGGCATCAGAAGTACCCATATGTACCATTCCGCATCCGTAGGAAGCCACATCTATTCTGGGGTGAATCATTCTTTGAAAACTCTGAATCATTACAGAGTGCGATGAATGACCTCTTTAATCATTATATGGACAACCTCAACCTCTCCGATGGTATGATTGCCATTGAGGAAGGCTCGGTGGTAGAACCATATATGATTGAGCCGGGCGGAGAGTTCCGCTATCGTGGTGAGAGGCCAACACAGTTTAAGTTCCCAGAACCAAACCCAGCCCAACTTACTACCGTGATGAATGAGATACAAGGTGTGATTGAAAACATCACCATCTCGCAGTACGCATCCGGCGTGCCTAACTCTGCTACTGATACCACACAAGGTACAGCAACCGGTGTTACTCGCCTTATGGAGGCCGCTACTGAAAAGATTGGTATGATGCGACAGAACATCAGAAGGTCTTGGGCAGAGGTCGGGAATATGTGGCTTGTAAACTCGCAACAGTTTATGGTTGACCCAGTTGTCTATCAGAAGAACACCTATAAGGGTTCGGTAACTGAAATGATTACACCTACTGATATTCGTGGCAACTTTGTGCTTCGTATAGATGAGAACTCATTTGAGCCTATCTCTGAAGACCAGATGCGTTCTAACTACATTGAGTACATCGCCAACCTCCAGAACTGGGCTAATGCTTCTCGTGAGCAGGCACAAGCCAATGGCAATACTGAAGGTATCATTAGTATTGACTACGCACACGCCGCTGAACGCTTGTCTGAACTATCATCCGAAAACCCATCTACAATCCTTATGAAAGTAGAGCAACCACAGGCTAACACTCCAGAAGAACCGGAAGCACCTGCCGAAAAATCTGAACCTACCTTAAATGCTACTGGTGAGATTGAAACCCCACAAGGTATGAACGCTGGAACAGAAACGCCTGATATGTATATGACTGGTGAAGAAGCGACAATGAACGCTCAAGATTTAGGCCTTCGTGGATTAAAGCAGAATACTACTAGAAGCATAAAAGGAATTGTGCTATAATATAAGTATAAGAGGAGTATTGTTTCAAAATGGACAAAAAGGATTTGGCCAGAAAAACATTATCAGAACAACTGAAGTTCGCCCAACGAGCCTCTGTGCTTGTTAAAACTCCGCAGTATAACGAACTCCAGAAAATGATGATGGAAGATATGGCAAAGTACAACAACGATATTGTTAAAACAACTCCTCTTTCCCACGATGAGTATCTGCTTAATCTCGGTAGATTGCAGGGATTACGGATGTTCGTTAATAAAATAAGAAACGCTGCTGAAAATAAGGACAAGTATGCAGAACAACTCAAACAATACGAATGATTTCCAGCAGTATGTCCGTGGCGAACAGGCCAAAGACCCTACGGTACAGATTGTCCGGAAGGAAGATTTACAGCCTGTCAACGATTTGAAATGCAAGCACACCTCGCTACGCTTGGATGAATCAGTTACGGACTTTGACTGTATGACCTGCAATAACCCTAATTGTGGGAAGTCTTGGCTTTTCCCTTTAGGTACTTGGAGGAATAAATTAAAGAAAGGAGATAACAATGGAGGATGATTTAATCCAGCCAGCCGAAGGGCAAGAACCAATCATTGAAGAACCACAGGTTCAAGAACCACAGGAACTTCAATACAATGAGCCGGAAGTAGAGGACACCTATAATCCGGTTGAGGAACAGAAGAAAGCCGCTGATTTTGACAAGTGGCTTAATGAGCAATACCCAATTAAAGGTAATGCTGATTTGTCTGCTTACGATAAAAAAGACCCTGCATCTGCCAAGAAGTATTTGGAAGATATGCAGAATAACATTCGCTCTGATGTAGTGAATGAGCAGAAGCGTGAGGAACTCAAACGCCAATACCAACAGCAACAGGAATCTGCTCGCTGGTCTGCGGTTGATAAAGCCTACCCAGAACTCCGCAAGAATAAACCAGTATATGAGTTAATCAGAACCTTCCACGATGGTGGTGCTTCTAAAGGCTTAACACCATTACAATCTACCAAGATGATTAACAAGATGGTTTATGAAGCATATAATCAGGGCTTCCGTGCCGCTCGCCAACATACAGAGCAAATCCCATCTCGCCCACTAGGTAAACAGGGTAAAGCCCAGCCAGTACGCTTGAACGAGAAAGCAATCAAAGAGCGTGCTTCTGGTGATATAGATGATGTTACCGCAGTTGTAGATGCTCTACAAAAAGCCGGTGTCGGCGGTTTATAGACCCACCTCACACACCTAGAAATGCAAGAATGGCCTCCAAGAGAGGCCTTCTTGTTGACAAGAAAAAAAGTGTGATATAATAGAATTAAGTTATGTTGATAACTAAAATAAAAAATTAAAAGAAAAGGAACAAGACAATGCCAAATGCTATGATGACTTCGTACACCTCGGCAGTCAAGCGTGAAGACCTGCTTGATGTGATTACGAACTTAAAGCCAACTGAAACGCAATTCTTCACCGGTTTGAAGAAAAGCAAAGCCAAGTCTGTTTACCACGAATGGCCGGTAGATGTCTATGCAACTGTTACTAACAGTTCTACTGACAAGAAAGCCGTTGAAGGTGCTGACTGGGGTGATGGTGATATGGTTTCACCAACTCGTGAAGGTAACTATACGCAGATTATCAAAGAGGTTTGGAAAATCTCTGGTACTGCCCAAGTTATTGACACCGCTGGTATGAGCAATCCAAAGGCTTACTACCAAGCAAAAGCGATGATTAACTGGAAGCACAAAGCCGAATGGTCGCTCATCCACGGTACTAAAACCGCTGGTGATGCTTCTACTGCTCGTGAGATGGGTGGTATCTTCAACCTTACCACTACCAATGCAGTCAACGCCGGTGGTGAAGAACTTACCGAATCGTTGCTCTTGGATTATCTCCAACTCGGTTGGGAAGCCTCAAGTGCCAAGATTTCTGAATGTTATGTTGGTGCTGACCTCAAGCGTGTGATTTCTTCGTTCACCGCTGGCTCTACCAAGAACATTGAGGCCAAAGACAAGAGATTAGTGAACGCTGTGGATGTTTATGAATCCGACTTCGGTATCATCAAAATCTTCCTACACCGCTTCATTGACTCTGTTGTTACTGCTTCTGGAACACACAATATGTTGCTTATCGCTCCTGAAACACTTGCTTATGCAGGTCTTCGTGAGCCAGCCAACTACGATGCTCCTAAAGGCGGCGACTACGAGAAAGGTGCTATCATTGGTGAGTTCACCCTTGAAGATAGAGGTGAATACGCAAATGTGGCGATTAAGAACCTCAAAGCCTCTAGCGGCGGTGCTTCTTAATCCACCTTCTAGTCAAAAGATTGACCCCCTGCTTGGGGGTCTTTCTTGTGCTATAATAATAATAGAAGATTAACAAAATAAAAAAAGGAAACAGAAATGACTGATGCTGTTCTAGTTGCGATTATAGGGTTGGCCGGAACGGTGATTGGAGCGTTCACGGGGTTTTCGCACAAGAGCAGACAAGAAGCCATTAAGGATGCCGAGCGAGAACAAAAGCAGGCCGACCAGCACCAGCAACTATTAGAAAAATTAAATGGTGTTGAGAAACGCTTGGATGAACACAATGGTTACGCCCAGAAGTTCGCTGAAAGTTCAAAGCACCTCGCCATCATAGATGAGAGGCAAGCCGCTCAAAGCAAACAAATTGAACACTTGCAGAAGGACATTGACTACTTAAAGTCAGACCGGTGCAAAGTTTAGAAAGGAATACAAACAATGAACACCTATACACAAGATGATTTACGAAATGGGGTAGCACAGTATCTTGGCTTGGGTACATTCCCAAATGGTAACGCCACCGCTTACGATTCATCGTTACAATCTGCGATAGACTATTGTTGGCGATTTACAGATTGGCCGTTTACTATTAAGCGTGATTTTGCACTTGAGCCTAACGAGGAAGACAGGCTTTATATGCCTGCCGATTTTGATATTCTAGGCTGGAGGAAGTTCAAAGGCCTTCCAGAATACAACACTAAAGATGCTGTTGACTTTGAAGAAGAAAACCATATTCCAGTTTCCGGCGTTTACTTGGAATATGATAATCTTAATCAAAGGTACGAGATAAAAGGCGACACAGACAAGGTTACTTCCGTGAGTTATCAGGTTCTACCAGAAAAGATTTCTACTGGTGCGATTCACTTCGTGGCCGCCCAGCCTATCGTGATGGCCGCTTCTATTTACCAGAAGATGAAAGAGCATCCAAACTCTGCCGATGTAAGGCAAGAATGGAATATGCTTGATATGCTTCTAGCACAGATGGCTTCCAAATCTAACCGGAATACTCCGCTTCATAGACCTAAAGACAGATACGATAAATACGGAACTTATACTGGTGATTGTAGATAGGAGGTAATATGACTATTAAATATCAAATACCTACTTACGCAAAACTACCAGCAGAAGGCGACCCAAGAGTACCTTCTGAAACTAGAGTTCTAGCACCATCTAAAGGGTTGAACCAGTTAGGCGATGCCTTTATGATTGACAATAAGGAAGCATCCGAGTTGATGAATATAATGTTTACAGAGAATGGCGTGGTAGAAAAACGCTGGGGTTACTCTACTATTGCAGAAGCACAGGAAGAAATCCCTAAAGGCCTTGCTCTGTACCGTGGCAACACAAATAAACTTGTATGTGTGGATGGCGGTAAAGTGAAGATGCTTGATAGTGGCTCGTGGACTGATATATCTGGTGCATATACAGTTGAAGGCACGAATGTAAACCTAACATCTTGCCGTAAGAAATTATTCGTATGGGATGGTATAGGCCAAGCCACCGGTGGTTGTATCTACTATGATGGCTCTACGATGAATATCGGTACTAAATGTCCTAAAGGTAAGTTCTCGGTGTCTTATAAACAGAGGCAAGTTACTGCCGGTGTAGATGGACAACCCTGCCGTTTATTCTTTAGCCGATTGGCCGCTCCAGAAATCTTTACCGTTACTACCGATACACCATCTACTACCGATGCTCCGTTACCAAATAACGCTGATGATGTGCCGGGTGCAACAGTCTTTGAAGATGAGATTAACGCCGCCGCCGCATTTTGTCAGGATGTAAACCCTGAAGATGGTGAGGCTATCACCGGACTTGGTTTCTTCCAAGATGCCCTGATTGTATTCAAGGAACACTCAATCTGGCAAGCGGTATGGACTGCTTCCGAGAATGGTTCAGAACTCGCTCTCTCTCGTATCACTAACGCCTATGGATGTTCTGCACACGGTTCTATCTGTACCGTGGAGAATGACTGCTTCTTCCTATCACAGGATGGTATATATGTATTAGGTAATGAGCCTAACTACTACACCGCAATCCGTACGAATCAGTTGTCTGCTCGTGTAATTGGCCTAGTAAATCGTATCAACTACTCCAAAAAGCAGTACATCCGCTCCGTATTCTCTGATAATAGATACTACCTATGTGTACCGTTGGATGGTTCTGAAGTCAATAACTTTATGATTGTGTACGATAAACGATTCTATGCTTGGACAGTCTGGGATGTCGCCGCCTCCGGTATCTGCCCTTATGATACTGATGAAGGTAAGCAGTTAATCGCATTTACAAGTTCGGTGAACAATAAAACCTGCCACTTCGTACCATATCAGTACAATGATGATGGTGAAGCAATCCCTGCGTACTGGCGTTCTCGTGCCTTCCACGGCAAGAAGATTGACTATACTAAACTATGGAAGAACTTCCGGCCTATCTTTAAGAGGATTCAAGGTTCGGTAACTATCACCTACTCTGATGAGGATGGTGAGTTTGATGTAGAAGATAAGTACCAAATCTCTAAACTCCAGCGTGGTGGTTTAGGCGTGGATGAAACCGGCGAACTAACATTCGGCCTATCTAATGCAGATAACTTCTATGCCGGTGATAACGGAGAGGTTATCTTTGATGATGGCTCGGAGGAATCCAGCATCGCTAATACAAACTCCTCTACGATTCTCAATATCTATATTGGTAGGGAATCTAGGGTGTTTGACTTCAAGGTATCTAATGATACCGTTAATGAGAACTTCGCCCTTCTTGGGTTTATCATATCTTATGAAACCAAAGACTTCCAAGTCTTTAAGGGCGAAGACACATACCTCACAGACAATTCTGGTGTGGTATAATAATAGTAAGTAAACTTAAAAAATAAACAAAGGAAAATTAAAATGGCTAGTCATTATGTTTATTGGTTGGGTGAAGATGGAAATGTCTGGGTCAACCAAAATGGAAATACAAGAAGTATTGGTAAAGCACGACTTGACAGGAACGGAAACTGGGATGGAAATCCAGAAGGTAGCGAGTTCTCTATGGCCGATGGCGGTACAAGAATCGCTAATCCCAATCCCAGTAATAGCGGTCAAGGTTCTACCGGCGGTGGTGGTGTTAATTATTCTACTTCTAATACTTATAATGCACAACTTGCGGCAGAGAAAGCACGCCAAGCACAAAGGGCAAACGAAGCCTCTGGCATAAAAAATAATATGATGGGTCGCCGAGGCGAGTTTGAGGCTATCTTAAATGAGATTCTCGGTAACATTGACAAGACCTACAAAGAGGAATCAAGCCGTAGAAAAGAAACCTACGATGCTGATTCTGCTGAACTCTTGGACACTCTTGAGCAGGCACTACCGGAGATTGCCGCATCATTCGCCGCTATCGGTGGTTATGATTCTTCTCTCCGTGGCTATCGTGAAATGGATGCCGAGAAAGAGCATCAGAACTCACAGAACGAATTGAAGCGTGAATATGAAACTGAACTCGGTAACTTGGGTGCTAAAGCAAACCAAGCAAGAACCGATGCTCGTACTTCATACAACAACTTTATGACAGACTTTGATACTCTCGCTAATACCGAGGCTAACTCTGATAACCTTGAAACCATCCGTAAGTCTGAAAACTCACTCAACAAGGGTCTAAACAGTTTCCGTGGGCAAAGCGACATCTACAAACCAAACTCTGTATTCTCTCGTGAGATGAGCAACTTGGGTGGTGATTATGATTTCGGTAACATCCGTGATGCCTTTACATCCTTCCTAAATACTACTAATGCCGGTACTGGTGCAGGCGAGTTCCAAGCAGATGAAAAGATTGCTGAAGAAGCCAAGAAAACTACCAACAAAGTTAAAAACGAAATTGAGCAGAATAAATCTACTGGCGTAAGCAAATAATAGGAGGTCTAAATGAGCGATATTGTAAACGCTTTCAAGCAGACCAAAGGATACAAGAAACGCAAGGACTTGCTTTCTGATACCCAAGAGGTCGCACAAACTAATACCCAAGAGCCAGAGAATACTGCTCTACAAGCATCCCAGCAGGACAATATCGCTTATAACACATCTGGCACACGAGATAGCGATAGACTGGCACAATTAGAGCAATTAGCCGCCGCAGAAACAGCACAGAACGAGGCTAACAGACAGGCCGCAGTTGCCGCTGAAGAAGCCCGAAAACAGGCCGAAGAAGCACAAAAACGAGTGCAAGAACAGAGCCAACAAATGAGCAGGGCTGATGCTTCTAGGCGTAATTTTGATGACATTAACAACGGAACAAATAATCTCTACAACGATTATGTTGATGCGTATAATGCTACAAAAAGTTCATACAAAAATATATTAGGTGATTCTGCTTCTGGTACTGCTAACTACCATATCAACAATGTTTTGAATAAGGTTAAAGACAAGGATGAGAACGCTTTATCTAGTTCACAATCCTTTATGAACGCATATAACCAGTTGAGTTCAGATGACAAATGGGATGTTTACCAGAACTTACAGGATGCGAAAACCAAGATTAAGCAGGCCTATGCTGTCGCTGAAAAAGACAACGATTCTTATATGATGAATAACCTCTCCACAATGTATAAGTATGCAGATATGTATGAGGGTATGGTATCAGATGTTGATAAAGGTGATAAATCATTCTTTAAGTCCATCGGCGACTGGTTCACATCTGGCGGTGTAGCAGGTGATTTAGCAGAGCCATTAACTAACGCTTTAGGTGATATTACTGGTAGTGATGAAACATCCAGAGCGATTCGTGAGAATAGAGCCACGAGAGAGGAGGGCAACAACGGTGTTGTCGGGTTTCTTGACACAGGTTCTAATCTGGTTGCTAATACTGCTCTCAATGTCGCTACTGGCGGTTGGTACGGTCTTGGAACTGCTGGTGCAAATCTAGGCCACGAACTCTTGTCTGCCGCTACTGATGCTGACAGAGATTATGCCTTAAATGAAGAAGGCAACCTAGAACGCAGAAATCAAACCAACGAACAGAAACTTGCTGACATTGGCGTTGGTGCATTTAACCTAGCATTATCTGCCGCAGGTATGAAAGGTACTGCCAACATAGGTGGCAAGACAATAAGCCTCGGCCCGAATATCAAGTTCTCTGGTGGTGAAACCTTACAGAACCTCGTGAAGAATAAAAACTATGGCGAGATTGCCAAAGGACTACTCAAGTATGCTGGTAAAGAGTTACCGTGGGCGGCGGCTACAACTGCTGGTGAAACTGGTATCAGAGCCTATGGTTACGGTAACGATGCGTGGAAGACTTATGGACAAGACTTGGTAAACAATATCATCGGCGACTTGGGTATGGATGTTACCGGTGCTATTCGTGAAGGCCAGACTGGTAATCGTGATTTGTTCCGTATCAACCAAGAAACCGGTAAGGTAGAACTTGACAGCAGTATTCGCTCTAAACTATCTGATGAGGACAACGCTAAAGTTCAACAGAGATTGGATGACTTCCAAGAAGGCGTGAAGAACGCAGTTGATAATGAAGGCAAAGTAGAGCAAGAAACTGGCCGTGTTGATGAGAATGGCAAAGTTGAAGATATGAGCAAGGCTGATGAAACCAAACTTAACCAAGATGCTAAAGCCGTATCTGATGAAACCAACGCTCGTATCACCGCAGAACAGATGGCTAGAAACTCCGAGAACTCGCAGAGAGTAAACCAGAACACGGAAACCTTGCGTGATATATTAAATGAATCACAACGCCAGACTTATAACCAGCAAGTAGAAGCGATTAGGAATGAATTGCAACAGAACAAAATCTCCTACGACCAATACTTGCAGAAGGTGGAACAGATTCAGAACCAATACATACAACAGGCACAAGCCGGCCAAGTAGAGCAACAACAAGAATCTGCCACCGGCCAAAGAGTTAATCCAGAAGATGTATCTAATATCGTAGAAGGTGCAGAAGGAACACAGGCTTCTGAAGCAACTATGAAGCAAACTACCCCTGAAAATATGGGAAGCGAGGCTCGTAGTGAAGCAACCACGAAGCAAACTGAAATGGGCGAAGGTATGGCTCGTACAGAGGGTGAAGACCCTATTGAGAGGGCTTACGATTCTGCTCGCCAAAGATATGCTGAAGCACTTGAATCAGGAGATAGAGGTGCTATTGAGGCCGCTAAAGAACGCTACAATCAGTTATTAAGCATCCGTGCTAATGAGGATGTAACCGGCTATGACTACCAGACTGGCCTTAAAATCAACGATATGCTAGCACAGAGAATGTTTGAAAATGGGTATGACAATGCTCGCCCACTAGCAGACCAGATGTTTGACATCACCGAGGGCAATAGACCACTCGCTTATGACTATGGCACTAAAGAGCCTCTATATATGTATGAGGACATTGTTGAAGCATTACGCAAATATAAAGGCGTTGATGCTGATGGCAACCAATACCGCACTTATCAAGACATTACAAGCGAGAGAAACAGATTAGAGCAGGAGGCCTTTCGCCAAGCAATAGATGAATCTATCACACGAGGCGAGGAACAACCTACTCGTGTGGAAGAAACAGATGCTCTTAATGATTTACTTACAGAAGCGGCGATGGCTGACCGTGGCTTTGTCCGTGAGGAAGCACCTGCTCGTGCTGAAGTGAATCAAGATGAGTTCCAGAACATCTACCGAGAACAAGATATGGCTAGAAGGCAAGAACTTCTAAACGAATATGAAAAACTCGGTATGACACCGGAGTTGCAACAGAAGATTCAAGAAGCGAATAAGGCCGCTGATGGTGGCAAGGCTGATTTGTCTAACCTCACACCAGAGGAAATGAATATCTATCGTAGCGTGCTTGAATACAACCCAGCAGTCAATGATGTAGAAGGCAGTATGGAAAGGGCTTACCTACCACAACAGTTCGCTGATTCTGCCGAGGGCTATTCTAATAGGTCATTAAGAGAATTGCTTGATACTGGCTCTAATGACAAGTATTATGAGAAGGCTCGTACTGGTGCTGTGGCTGAATCTAATAGAATGGACTACTCAAACAATGCTCTTGTTGACTGGCATATGCGTGCCGAAAACTCTGACTTACAGATTAAGGCCGCCGCATTAGACCAGATGAACGCTATTAAACCAGATGCTTCACAAGAACAAAAGGTAGCCGCCGCTGATAAGACTGCCGAAGCAATAAACGAACTTAACCATAAAGTAGATGAATCAGTAGATAAAGGTATTTCTGACAAAGACTTTAAGTCAATGAAACCGGTAGATAAACTGTCGGAGGCTGGTGATGCCCTCGGAGTAGAAAAGACTAATATAGATATTGCTCCAAAAGGATTTAGCGATTTTGAGAAACTGCGTTCACTAGGCCAATGGGGTGCTAACGAAGGTGGTGCTAGATTTGAAGATATGCAGAATATCAACGCACTTGCTAGGAACTCTGCCGAGCAAGTAGATAATATGATTCTTGGTTACAAACATCTTGGCGATAAGGCCAAACAAGAAGTGTTGAAGCGTAGGGCTGAATTAACTCGTTACTACACCGAGAATACAGGTTCACCGGAGATGGCTACTTACCTTGCTAACCGCTCTATGATTAAAGATGCGTGGTCGCAGAATATGCTTAACTACGCTACTACCGTGAACTTCACTAATAAAAAGGCTAAAGCCTTGATGAATGAGTATGCTTCACGCTTTATGATGAAAGACCGCTATACGCAAAGTGTAGCCCAGAAGGTTGGTTCTGCCATCCAGAGAGTTATGAACTCATCGTTCCGTGGTGCTAGAGTACAGACTACATTAAATGAGATTCCAGAAATTGTAACTTCTATGGCTGACTATGGTATGGTAAGAGCGGCTTCTATCAGACCATCTGAAGCACAGGCTATTAAAGCCAAGTATGGTATGAGCAACGGTGGCAGTTACGACCAGTTCTTAAACACCCTACCGAAGGCACAAAGGGCTGAAATACAAGCAAGGCTTGAGAACGCCGCTACTGCTAAAGACCAAGTGAATATCTTAAAAGAAGCCGCCAAGACTGCCGGCAAGGTTCTTGATGGTGCTGATACTGCTACACAATGGAACGGATTTGTGCAGGATTGGAAGGATGCTACCTTCTTACAGAACGCTGAACGCTACTACACTTCCCAGAAGTTTGCCCAACAAAATGGTGGTAGAACGCTTTCTGGTACTGAACTTACTAACCGTGTGTTATCAGACTTCTACCAGAGAATGTTGCCAATGGACAGAGTATTCAAGTATATTAAGTCTGATTCTGCCGTTATGAAGCCGATGTTAATGTACTTTGATTCCTCCGCTCGTTTGACTACAAAGGCCGCTCGTGGTGCTATCGGCTCTAATGATGTTGGTGTGAACGCTAATATGAACCGTGGGCAAAGGATTGTCCGTAACGCCGCATTTGACCTTGCTCCTAGAGCATTGAGTGCTATGGCTATGGGCGTACCACTCGCTTCTGTTGTCGGTATGTTCAACATCGGTGGTGCTGATTACTCCGGTATAGATGAGGAAGACAAGACCTTTATGGATGAGGCAGTCAACTTCTTCGGCCAAATCTCTCCAATGTTGTCATTAGGTGCTTACGCATATAACCAACAAAGGCAGGATGAGATAGCACAAGCCAAAGGGCAGAGTACCGAGAACCTCAAAGGTGATGCAGGCCAGCGTGCATTAGATAATGTATTAAAGACCTTCACACCGCTTGGCAATAGGCTAGACCAAGACTATGGTATATTCGGCAATCTTAACTCCACGAAGGATGTTTTGGAGCGTGGTTATGCAGAGAATAAACAAGGTAGAGTACAGTATCTATCACCAGACAACCCGATAGATATGATTAACGGTTTAATTTCTGGTATGAATAGAACTTCAGAGGCTCGTGAATATAACAAGAACCCAGACCTATTGTCTGCTATCATCAACCAAGCGAGAGGCAAAGATTACAACGGTGATGGCAATACAGATGGTGGCTTCAATGACTTCATCCGGTACAATCAAGCCTTGAATGAGTTCCCATTAGACCTCGGCTTAAAGGATGAGAATGATTACAATAGACCACTCAACCAGTATGAGAACTCTGACTACTCCGGTAAAGTACAAGAAGCACTAGAAGCAGGCGACAGACAGACTGCACAAGAATGGTACGAGAAAGGCCGTGCGTACAATGCTTTGCTTGACAATCTCCGTGTGAAGAATCCTGATGCGGCTGATGTGTATTACGCATCTATGGGGAATAATCTTGTAAGCCCTGAAAAATGGAAGACTGTTCTTTACGGACAGAATCCTAATGGTGAGCCTGATTTAACAGTATGGAACTTGATGAAAAATATGGCCTTAAAGCGTGGTGAAGATTTCGGTACTCCGGTTGACCCAGCCTACACTCAACTTGATGATGAGCAAACTCGCAGATACCTGCAATACAAATCTACTGCTACCGGCGAAGATACTGCTCTTAAAAAGATAATGACACAAGACCCATTCTGGAAAGAGTTCTTTAATGCCCAGAAGGAATACTATGCTTCTCTACCTGAATCTGAATACGATGATTCCGGTAAGACTGCTCGTGTACAGGAATGGAACGATTGGAATGACAGGTATTCTGATTATATGTCATTTATCTCCGGCAACTACGATGGAATTAAAGACCAAGAACTCGCTTTACAACTATCGTTACAGTTCCCACTAATGGCCGAGTATCAGTCATTAAAGACCGCTCTACAATCAAAGTATGGTGATGAGTATAAATCTTCACAAGAATATAAGAACTTCTGGTCGCAAAACTACGATGCGTACCAAGAGGAATCAACTGCATATAATGAGCAGATGCTTTACATCATTAACCAGATGCGTAGAATTGAAGGTTATGATGATATGACACTTGATGAACTTGAGGCCGTGAATAAGATAGGTAAAGACAGCAAATCCGGTTCTTCTGGCAAACGAAGTAGTGGGTCATCTGGTGGTGGTTACTCGTACGCTCCTATCTTTGAAAATACTTTCCAAGCATCTCCGGTATATGCTAAAGTACCTAGCCCAAGCAAGATGAGATACAACCCTGCTGGCCGTGCTAACTTCGCTAAAGTACCTATGAGCGGTACTATGGGTGGACAACCATATGCGGCGGTTTAATGATATAATATAAGTAAGTATGATTAAAAATAAAAAGGAAAAATAATTATGGCTGAACAATTTCAAAACTTCTTCGTAACAAAACTTCGTGAGGCTTGTGATGCTGTTGCCACTACTATCTATGTAGAAACTGTACCAAGTATCACCGAGGGTACGCTTGTGCTTGAATATGCTAACTCTACCAAGCACGAAATCATTCACTTCACCGGTGTATCAGGCTATGGCCTTACCGGTTGTACTCGTGGTTTAGAGGGTACTACTGCTCAATCTCACTCTGCTGGTACTGATGTAAGGCAGAACCTTACCGCTGGTATGATTGACAAAATCATCAACGGCGTTATCACTACCGAGAATATCGCTAACTCTGCTGTAACTACCGCTAAAATAAACAATGGAGCAGTAACGGCGGACAAGATAGATTTTACGACATTAAAGAAGTGGATTCCGGATTATGCAAATGAAGGAGAAGATAACCTCTGGTATCCATCTGGTAGTACGGCTATAAACGAAGTAACAGTACCAGAAACAGGGTTCGTAAGGCTATACTGGACACCGTGGATGCACAAGCAATCTGGCGTTCATACAACCGTGAACGCTGCTTTTAGAATAAATGGAGTAGATGCGTTATACGATTATGCAGAAGGTGTAGGCGACCAGAACACTATTGTTTCGTGCGTAACAGGTATTCTTCCTGTCAAAAAAGGCGACAAAATAACTCGTGCTACAAACGCTCCATCAGGCCAACAGGTAAATCTTGGATGTAAGTTTATTCCGGGTAGATGGGTCTAATTATGTATTGGCTTAATTTGTCTTTGTGTAAAGTAATGTCATATACATAGTGCCACTCTCGTTCCCTGTATTATTTATCATAAGATTTTTATTATCATCTATGTAAAATTGTATTGTTGCTCTAGGACAATCTGTGATAATACCATCAGTTCTAAAGAATGTTCCTATTATACTGATAAGGTACTCAAGATTTTGTATCTCGCCGAACTTCTTAAATCCTGTACCAGAATACGCAAACTCGTATGTCCTCTTGTATATGTTTTTGTTATTTATCCAAGTAAACCCGGTATCAACTTCGGTAGTTGAATAGTTACCACTTAATGTCGTAAAATCTATCTTTTCTGTCGTGGTATAATAGAATTAGAAAATCTAAACAAGAAAAATAAAAATGGCAAATGATTGGCGAACAAATATGATGCAGGCACAGACAGCGGAAGGCGTGGTTGCATATGGGAATCCTCAACTGATGAAGGGCGTTAGGGATTGGGAAACTCATATGCGGAACGCTTGGACTAAAGATGGCCTGAAAATTGTCGGTATCGCTGAATCTGGCTGGATTATTTCCGGTCAAGGTAGCCCTGATATTTACACGGTAGGCCGTGTAGGAACTATCTACATTGACACAGAAACAGGGAACAAATACGAATGTACCGGCACAGAAGTCGTAGAAGGTATCACCACATATATCTGGACACCGTTCTATATGCCTGTAAAAGGTATTGTAGCAGAAGGTTCGCAAGGCTGGGTATGTGGCGATGATGTCTGGAAGGCTTTACAACAAAATGTAATTTTTAGGGAGTTTTAATATGGGTGTATATATAGGTGAAACTAAAGTAACAGCAATCTCCGTAGATTCAAACGGTAACGAATATAAACTTAAAGTAGTGGAGGAATCATAATGGCAACCGATACTAATGTTAGGCAACTTGTCTTAAACAAGATGACTAAAGAGCAGTACGATGCTCTTGAAACTAAATCGCCTACCGAACTATATCTCGTATCAGGAGATAGTTCAGAGGCTAACGATGGTGTATTGACTATCAAAAGAAACAACACTTCAGTAGGCACTTTCTCGGCCAACCAAGCGACTAATACCGAGGTGAATATCACAGTACCTACAACAGCAAGCGATGTAAATGCGTTACCGAATAGCACTAAATATGCGGCGGCAATCTCGCTTTCAATGAACTCATCTACATATGTAGTTACTGCCCAATTAAAAGACCAAGATGGCAATAGTTTAGGCACGGCACAAACCATTGACCTTCCACTTGAATCCGTAGTAGTAGGCGGTAGTTACGATTCTACTAATAAGAAAATCATCCTTACTCTTGAGAGTGGTAGCACTATTGAAATACCGGTAGCAGACCTTGTAGCAGGGTTGCAGAGTGAAATCACCACTACTAATAAATTGGATGCTGATTTAGTTGATGATTCTGAATCTACTCACAAGTTCGTTACTTCTACCGAGAAAACAAAAATATCAAACTCAATAACCCAAAGCGACTTGAACACCGCTCTCGCAGGCTATGAAACTAAAGTTACTGCCGGTACTTCATCGCAATACTATCGTGGCGATAAGACTTGGCAAACGCTAAATAAGGCCGCTGTTGGGCTAGGAAGTGTGGACAATACAAGCGATGCAACCAAAAAGACCAATTATACTGGAACTATTGCAAGCGGTAATACCGGCTTTGTTACTGGCGGCGATGCTTATACTGCTCTTTCAAACAAAATAGAATATGCCGCTGTAATTAGACAACATTAAGGAGGATTATGGCTACTGATACAAATGTCAAATCGCTCATCATAAACAAGATGACAAAGGCTCAATATGATGCCGCTACCAAATCGCCTAATGAATTGTATTTTGTAACCGGAGATACTCCAGACTTTAGTTATCAAGTTATTTCAGAGGACAACTATCAAGCACTCGTAGATGTTGGCACGGTAGATGCCGATACGCTCTACTTCATAAAGGAATCATAATGCCTATTGTACAGAATGGTAAAACCCAGAAGATGATATACAAGAATGGTGTACCCATCTCTAAAGTGTATAAGGGTACTATTCTGCTATTCCGTGCTACCGATGTATTGAGTGTAGGTGGTATAGGAACTGATGCGTATGGCACAGGGCTTATCGGCCAGTCTAACAATCCACACACGGTAGAAACCGGCTTTACTCCGCTTGGAGGATTAGGTGTAGATATGATAGGCCAGAGCGAATTAGGCTTCTCATTCTCTACTCATTATGATGCCGATGACTTCATAAGTCAGTAAAGATAGATTTTACGACATTAAGTATGATTACACTCCGTGGGTCATACGGAGATAGTTCTGCATCTGCTAATTCACAGATTGCTCTTGATTTTGTACAGGGCGTAGTAGGTACTAAATTGACTAAATCAAATAATGCGGTAAAAATTGGTGCAGGTGTATCAAAAGTCCTCGTAACCGCCTCAACATTTTACTCATCTAATGGTGGAGCATACGGATGGTGTAGAATACAAAAGAATAATTCAGACACCGGATTTTGTGCTATCGCTAATCTCGCCTCATCATCATACTGTACTGCTACAATTTGTGCTTGCGTTCTTGATGTGCAAGAGAATGATGTCATTAAATTGTGGAATAACGATGCGGCCAAAGTTCGTGGGAACGCTTCTTATCTGACAGTTATCGCTTTAGCCTAATTTTATTGCAATCCAGTTTTGCTGATAAAACTCACAGCCATCACCTGTGGTTGTTCCTGTATATGTAGTTTGTTCCGATATTGTAACCTCTGTAATAAAAGTGAACTCGGACTGATTTCTGTTTTGCCCTGCATACCTATACCCTTGAAAGTTTTTATTTATACCTAACCATTTAATAGTAGATGCGAAAGAACCATCTTTTTGCGTTAGAATGTTAGCGACTGCAAATACCAACCAATGCCCTGCCGGAAGCGTGATTGTTTTTGAACTTCCAGTTAAGATTGTTAATGTCGTAAAATCTATCTTTAGCGAAGTGTGGTATAATAAGCATAAAAGGAGTATTTATGGAAGCAGAACAAACTGTTGATAAAAATAGAGCAGAATGGGAAGAAGATATTTCTCTACAAGATGCTATGAAAGAAGTCCAGCGTGCGAAGGCTAGGATGAATACCAAGCGTAAAATGGCAGATTTCGCCAAAGCATTAGATGCTCGTACACAGGTAGATAGATGGCACGCTATGTATGAGTTCCTGTCTAAATACAACGATGCGGCTCGTAGGGATTTCAAACTGTTTAATGCGGATTGTGAGCGTATCAAACAAGAGCAGAAACAATGGAACGCTAAAGGCCAGCACATCCAATACGGCCTACATATGCCTCAAATACTATGGGATGCTCTTGCTATTGTTGACCCAGAGATTAGAGATTTCAATTCACTTGATACAGAGCATCAACGCAGACTATACCACAAACTAGGCCAAGCCTTCCCGATTTACTGGATGCCTCGTGTATAGCCAGAAAAGATAGATTTTACGACATTA